ACAGTAGTAAGACGTGGTACAAACTACGTTGTACTAGAAGATAATGATAACAATTTACACAAATGTTGGATATGGGATTGTATTCCTATTCCGGCGGATAGAGAGGTACAAGTGAGAGAACATAATTTAAATATTGATTATGGTTTTGAGGCTGTGTCTGAAATAGAAGAAGATTTGGATGCTCAACCACAAGATAAAGATGTGAAGAAGAAGAAAGGTACTCAACCTAAAAAGTATTACAAAGACTTAGATAAAGGTACGAAAGACAAGAGAGCAGATCACTTTAAGAATAGAGATACTACAAAGAATGATAATAGACCAGCTCCAGGTGATAAAGACGCTAAAACTAAACCAAGTATTCACACACAAAAATACAAGAAGATGTTTGGTGAAGTAAAGAAAGATTTACAAGACGCTTGTTGGACAGGATATAAACAAGTGGGTATGAAAAACAAGGGTGGTAAACAAGTACCTAATTGTGTACCAGAGAGTATGAGTATTGAAGACGCTAAAAAGGTAGAGGGTTATGTGCCTGAAGCATACGAAATAGGCGCCGACTATGCAAATCATACAAAAGATGTTACCCCAGGTCAAACTCCTGACGCAAAACCTGTTGACGCAAAAGACAAACACAAAGAGAAAATTAGTGTAAAAGATGTAAATGAATGGTCAACACAAGAGTCCACAATAGATAAATATAAGCAACGATATAAAGAAGAATGGTCTACAAAACTAAAAGAAGTTGTAGCCAAGATGATGGAAAAATTATAATGTTGAGTTTTGCAGACTATAAAGATAAGATTAGTAAGAGTGTTCACTATCATATAGAGAACAATATACCTTTTGCTGAGAATATCTACAGATTACATAGTGAAGAATTTTATAAGTTGTTTAGAGAAGCTAGAGAACTGTATAATGAGGGTTTATTAACAGAGTTGACTAGTTGGGATAAACAATTAATCGAAACAGATATCGGCGAGTTTGGTAAATTTGAGGGTGAAGATGTACCTTTAGATATGCCAATACAAGAAGAAGATCAAAAGGATCCACCTTTAAATAAACCTAAAAAGGGTGGCCCTAAAAAGTTTTATGTATTTGTCCGTGATGGTGACAAAATTAAAAAAGTTACTTGGGGCGATACAACAGGTCTTAGAGTCAAGTTAAATGACAAAAAGGCTAGAAAAAGTTTTGCTGCTAGACACAGATGTGACCAGCAAAAAGATAGAACAAAGGCTGCATATTGGGCTTGCAATTTACCTAGATATGCAAAAAGTTTGGGTCTATCGGGTGGTGGAAACTTTTATTGGTAATGAAACCATACGAAGATCAATTGAATTTGTTTGACAATTCATTTGTAAGAACTTTTGATAATGTACAAAGTGATGAGTTAGTTTGGCATAGAGATAAGAAAGACCGAACTGTGAAAGTTATTAGAAGTGATAATTGGAAAATACAATTTGATAATGAATTGCCAAATATTATGGATAACGGTGATACAATTAAAATTAAAAAAGAAGTTTATCATAGATTACATAAAGGAAATGGTAAACTCATACTGGAGATAAAAGAAAATGAGTAGATACAGACAAACAATGTCAGAATCGCTAAGTAAAGTTAGAGGTCTTAGTGAGAAGAATGACCATGAAATATCTATGGCTCGTAGTGAGTTAGAAGCTATTTCAGATAAAGCACTAAAACTTTCCTCAATGTTACAAGGTAAATCAGATAATGATAATTTAGAAGCATGGGTACAATCAAAAATTACAAAAGCAAAAGATTATATTAATTCAGTTTCAGATTACATGGAATATACTCCAGATATGGCCATGGAAAAATTTGATATGAAACAATATAAAAGAAATGAAAATGAAAATGAACATTCTTTAAATGCTTTAGAACTAGTAAAAATGTTTGGTACACCAGCAGAGAAAAAACAAATGCAAGACATTTATAATGCACACATGAAAAGAGGTCATATAACACCTAGAGACCTTAGTCAAAGAGATAAATTAAATTCAAAGTATTACTCTAAACTAAAAGAAGAAGTTGATTTAAACGAGTTTGGTTTAGAAGGTACAATAACAGATAAACAATTACAAAATTTAAAAAAGGTATGGTCTAAAAAGACTATGAGAGATGTAACACCTGGTATAAAAGCGATGTTAAAAAAATTAGACGCTCCAACTAGAGCTGCAATTGCACACGCTAATATTAATGTTATATCTAAGATAGTACCTGAAGAGGTAGAACTAGAAGAATTTAACGATGCTCAAGTAGCAGTATTAAAGAAGTCATATGCTGATATGAAAGGCAAAAGAATTTCATTAGCAAATGCAGATAAACTTAGAGGTATATTTAATAAGTTTGATGGTAATGCTAGTGCCTTAGAAAAATTAGTTAAAGCAGATATACCTTTTGTATCTGATATGGCAATTAGTAGATTGATTTCAAAACATGGTTATAAGGCAGATAAGTTAAAACAATTAAGAGCTGGTTATAATGAAGACTTTACATTTGATTTAGAAAGTTTAACTGAAAAAAATGATGATATCTCAAAAGATAAAGAGATCATTAGTAAAGAACAAGAAATCTCTGCTCTAAAATCTAAACTAGAATTAGAGAAACAAAAATCAGTACAAAAACAAACTCAAAGTCAAATAAATCCTGAAACAGGTGAACCATTATTAAAGATTGGTGTTGCATACAAACATCTAAAAGATAAAATGGCAAAAGAAAAAGGTAAAAAAGTTGAAGAAATGGCCAAAGATGACGCTTACGCTATAGGTATGGCACAAGCTAAAAAGGTAATGAATGATGAGCCACCTTTACAAAAGAAAACAATTAAAAAGGGCCATGAAATTGCAGATAAAATTTTAAATAAAGAAGAAACTATAAAAGAATATAAAAAAATGACAGTTACTTTTAAATCTATGGCTGATATGGCAAAGGCCTCAACTGATTTAGCAAAACAAGGTTTTACTATTAATGCAAAAGGTATGGTAATGAAAGTAGATGGTAAAGGTGATGACCTTAACAAGTATGGTACAGACTTACAAAACTTTTATAAAGCAAAAGTAGTTGCTGAAGGATTTACTTCGCAACAAATTAAAATGGCATATGGTGTTGCAAACGATAAGAGATACAAAGGTGGTAACTATTCAGGTGCTGTTAAGGCAATTGAGAAGATTGCAAAGGGACTATCAAATCATCCAGATGTTCAAAAAGTTTTAAAGAGAACAAATGAAAATACTAATCATCCAGCAAAAGCTGTATATGAACAGATTGCAGGTCTTAAAAAGAAAGCTGAAAAATCTGGAATGCCGTATTCAATTTTAAAGAAAGTTTACGATAGAGGCATGGCTGCTTGGAGAGGTGGACACCGACCAGGTGCTTCTCAACAACAATGGGCTTTTGCTCGTGTCAACTCTTTCGTTACAAAATCCTCAGGAACATGGGGTGGCGCTGACAAAGACTTAGCGAAACAAGTTAAAGGGAGTAAATAAATGAAATACTTAAAAAGTAAACCAGGTAGTATTGAAGAGATAATCGCTAATCAAACAAGTAAGTTTAGAGAAGATTCAGGCTACCAAGCAATGTTTAAAAAAGAATTAGAAAAAGCTGGTAAAGGTATTGGTGCAATGTCACCTGCTGAAAAGAAAGCATTTTTTAATAAGATCGATTCAAAATATAGTGCAAAGAGTGAGGCAAAAGTAGATGAGTTAACAAGTGCTCAAAAGAAATTGCCACCAGCATTACAAAAAGCAATTAAAGACAAAGAACAAAAAGAAGACCTAGATAACAAAGATACAACTACTGTTAAAGATGTTGCTAATCAATTGAAGAAGGCCGTAAAAGCACATGGTCAACAATCAAAAGATTTAGAAAAAGCATTGAAGTCTGAAGATTTAGAAGAAGGTAAAATGTCGCAGATAAATCAAATGCAAAAAGATGGTAAATCTGCTGAAGAGATTGCTAAGTTGATGAAACTACCAGTAGATACAGTAAAAAGTATTTTAGGCGAAACTCACACATACAAAACTATGAAAATGAACCAGAAGCAAAAAGACGCTAAAGGTGAAGAAGAACCACAAAAGATAAAAGAAAAATCTTTTGCTGAGGTAATAGCTAAAATGTGGCAGAAATCAGCTGAAGAGATTGAAGAAGTCAAAGAGAAATCTAAGTATCTGAAGGCTAAATCAGATGTATCAAAAACTATGGTCGACACGGAAAAGACTAAAATTGATACAAAACCTGAAGTATCCTACGACAAATAGTGCGACACAATGACACATTGCTTCTTGTGAGGTAATGTGTTATAGTATACCTATAAAAAGGAAAACACTATGAATAAATTACCAAGAATATACTTAGATATGGACGGTGTTCTTTTCGACTTTGTTAAGAACATAGAACAAACTACTGGTCTAAGTATAAATCAATGGACAAACTTAGGTAGAAAAGAACGTTGGGATCCGATCATAGCTAGAAAAGAGTTTTGGTCAAAAGGCCCTTGGTTGAACGAGGGTAAATCACTTTACAACTACGTTAAAAAATTTAAACCACATATTTTAAGTGCATATGTAGAACACGCACATGACCCAAATTGCATTCCAGGTAAGACTAAATGGGCAATGAGAAACACTAATATTGATAGAAGTAGAATTAATTTAGTGATGAGAAGTCAAAAGAAAAACTACGCAAAAGTGGCTGGTGAACCAGCTATCCTAATCGATGATTATGAAAAGAATACCAAAGAATTTACTGCTAGTGGTGGTATAGGTATTACTTTCAGAAACGCCAATCAAACAATCACAGAGTTGAAAAAACTAGGTTTCTAAGCCTCCTCCTTATAAATATAGGTACACATAAAAAAAGTGAGTACTTATTAACAATTTAAATAAGGAGAGAATAATATGTCAAGTTGGTCAAGTGCAGATTCAGCCGCAGGCGCTCCATTATGGGCGTGTGCAGCTGCTAACTTAGCACCTACAAGTGCTAATAGAACAAACTTATTTGAAGACGCAACAGCTGATAACTTTATAACAGGTATCACATTGGGTCTTTTTAACTATGCTGACGGCGAAGTACCAGCAGGTGCTGGTCACGCTGGTTGGAACCTAAAAATTACTGGTTCTGGCGGAAGATCAAGCAGAGTTGCATATGAAACTTTAGTTGCATTAACAAACGCAGCTTAATAACAATCATTATAGGCGTCCTACGGGGCGCCTATATACTATATGAATAAATTGATCTAGGCAAATACCTAGAGTAGCATTCCTCGAAAGAGGTTAACAGGAGAAATAAAATGGCAGACAAAAAAATCACAGCGTTAACTGATTTAGGTGACGCATTAGCAAGCGCTGACTTGTTTCATGTTGTTGATGATCCATCAGGAACACCAATCAACAAAAAAGTATCAGCAGAAAATGTATTCAACAACATTCCATCGTTTTTAGGTTTAAGTCAAACATCACAAACTTTGACAACTGACGGTTCAACTGTTTTAGTTGCAGACGTAACTTCAGCAATATCTGAGGTAACTTCTACAGGCGGTACAGGTACAATTACATTAGCAGACGGTTCTGATGGTCAAATCAAAATGTTTATACACATTGCAGGTACAAACGTGGCGACAATTACACCAGCAAATTTAAGAGGTGGAACTTCAGTAACGATGAATGCTGTAGGTGAAACGGCAACTTTGATGTTTAAAAATTCTAATTGGAATATCATCTCAGTTAACGGTGCAACAATAGTTTAATCATAAGGAAAATATATCATGGCTATAGATAAAGAAACACTAACAAAAGAACGTGAAGTTTTAACAAAAGATTTTGAAGCAATTAGTACACAGATTAAAAATGCTGACGTACAAATGGGTAACATGAAAAGTAATTTAAATGCTGTTCATGGTGCTATACAACAAGTTGATAAACTTTTGGCAATGTTAGATGAAACGAAAGAAAAGAAGGATGCCGCTTTAAAATTGGCAACAAGTTAATGAAAAAATTTAAGTCATACATAGGTGAATTAAACTTAAATGATTTTGAAGAAGACGCTTTAAAAGAAAAGGCGCCTAATACTGCTGACGCTATGAAACGTCATAAAGCAGGTAAGGCTGGTTTTACTGATAAGGCACATTTAAAAGCTAAAGGTCTGATTGCTAGAAGTGATGGTACAAAGCGAAAATCAGACAAGTACAAATAAGAAGAGGAAATTAAATGAAAACATTTAAACAACACATAAAAGAAGGACACGGATATCAAGGTGACGCTATGGGTGTTGGAACTCAAGGAATGGAAAATTCTATTGAAGACAGCTCAATGGGTGCTCATAACATCGATAATCCAGATGTTCTAAAAAGAGTTAATGCTTTCGTTAGTTCTATTGCAGAAAGAGAATTTTTAAAACCTCAGTTTGCAATTGATGAACTAAAAGAAAAATTACAAAGAATAGGTCTAACTGTTTCAGATGTAGTTTTAGAAGGTGATAACGGTACAGTAAACGCTGAAGTGATACAATTTGGTGGCCGATTTGGCAAAGACACAGACGGTTCCGATATAAATGATGATGGTATATCTCATAGAAAAGAAGGTGGATTAAAACTTGAAGTCAAGTATGAAACACTGGAAAACGGAACATCTAAGGTCTACGCTAAGTTAGTATAATTAACAAAGCGTAGATTTATGTTCAAGGAGATTACGAAAGACAATTGGTTGTTGTTCGCTCAACATCATTATGATAACCCTACACTAGAGAGGGAGATTGAATTTTATGATGACGTTAAGAGGTTCAAATATCTTAAAAGACTCTTTCGTAAGTATAAGATAAGTGGTAAAATAAAAGTAAGATTATTAATAAATCATTTAATAGTTTTACAGAATGTTTTTGGTGTAGAAGCCGCCTGTACTTTACTTCTATTTAAGATAGATAAGGTATATTGGCCTATGTTAAAAGCAGCTTTAGTTTACTTAGAGTATCTTTATCCACATGAACTAAATGATATTAAAGAAGATATAAACATTAAAGATATGTTGGAGAAATTATAATGGCAAGTAGAGCTATAGACTTATTAATAACTTACCGTATAGTGAAGTTACTTACAACACCTTTTGATAAACAAGAGGCATTTAAATTTGGTATTATTGACAAAGACGGTAAAGTATTAAGAAAAAACAAAACTCTCAGATTAGAGAAAGAGAGAAAGTCATACACTATACTACACAGATTTGTCTTCAACCTAAAACGTATTCTAAAAAGAGTTGGCTTAGGTAGTAGATTAGGATCATTTGCTGTAGCTCTTGCTTTATTAATTAAAGAAAATAAAGAATACTCTAAACATAAAACACTTATTGAACAAACTGTTATTAAATATTTAAAACAAACTAATCAATATGATGAAATGTTAAATGAGTGTAGAGAAATAAAAGAAACTAATAGAACAGATGAACCATATATAAATGCATTTGGTTTTGATGTGTATGAAGAAGGTGAAAAAATGGTAACGGAGGATTATTATGCCGAAACATTATAAAGAAATGATTGATGAGATCATTAACAAAATGGATGAAGACGCACCAGCAAATGCTGTTGCACATGGTGGTGTTGATATGGCCCCTAATGCAGGTAAAAGAGATCCATTATCTACAGCTAAACCTAAGAAAAAAGATTTAGAAGATATTAAAAAAAGTCTTGGACTAAAAGTAAAAGAAGATAACGATAATAATAATGTTGTTTTAAAATCTATAATAGAAAATATTAATAAGATTGAGGACAAAGTTGACGAGTTATCTGGTTTTAATAAAGCGGAGATTAAGATAGAACCTGAAGTTAAGAAACCAACATTCAAAGAAAAATTTTTAGATCAGTTAGCAAATAATACACCAAACGAAGACCAATTTGAAGACGCTGAATTAAATGAAAAACTTTAAAGAATATTTGGGTGGTATCCGTATAGGAAACCTAGACAGTATGCAGCCTATGGCAGATTTAGGAGATAGACCTCCTAAAGGACAAGGTGGTAGAGATAGTCGAGGTGTAGGTCTTCATGCTAATAAAGAATATGATTTAAAAGATAAAGCTTTATATTACAAACTTGTAAGACAAGCAATGTCTGTAATGCC